AGTAATTCAGCAGTTCCGACATGGGCGATTGGTTCAGTGAAACTGCCGCCCCGTGCGGTCTGAATAGCACCCACAGGGTCAACAAGTGCTTGTACGGCAGCAACAGGACCCCGTGGTATTCCGATTTGCGGGAAGTCGCCACGAGTTGCCCTGAACGCAGTTCCCGCAGCAAACTGCTTTTCCAACGCCTGTAACGCCTTAGATAACGGGTTAGAAGGTTCCTGAGATTCGATAAGTGCCAGTTCAGCGGCTAGTTTCTCTCTGAATGCTTCAGGTCCGACCGGCAAATCCTGCGGCCCCCCACCAAGTCCTTGCAATAGGCTACCGGCAATCACCGAAGATGGGAATATAAGTGCCTCCCCTGCAAGTCCAAGCGGCCCGGTTGCATCGGGACGCGTGGCGAACGTCGGCTCTTGCTCACGCGGGTCCGCTATACGGGCTTCGGCAGCGGCGGTCAGCATTTCTAGTTCGGTTGGCTGCTGGAATCCACCCTGCTCAAAGTCGCGAAACGACTGTGTAGGCTGCGCTACTTGCGGAGTTGGCTGGATCGCACTGAACTCTTGCTCGCTCTGGGCTACAAACTCGGTGAACTTCTGCGGAGCGTCGGGATCGTCACGCTTAAGCCGAAAAGCGTTCCCCGTTAGATTACGAGCAACACTGTCGATCTGGTCGAATAAGTCGTTCCCAGGAAAAGGAGGCTGTGTCATTCAATCCCCCTACTGGTTGAATAAGAAGCGAGCCGGGGATGTGAAGCGAGAAACGCCTGTGCCCATCTGCTGTGTCGGCGCACGCCTGGCGCGCCTGCCAAGGTTGAAATTATCGTTCAGGAAATCTGTGAACGACTGAGGGGTTTGACCCTTTTCGATAGCACGACCTGTTGCACCTGAAAATTCATTCTGGGCTTGATAGCCAAGATTAGAAAACGCAGGGCGGTTAAAGTCAGTAACAAAACCGGGCCTTTTGAATCTATCCAGAAACGTCTGAAATATAAGATTACGCCCCTCACGGCTTTCATCAAATAAGTCAAGAGGGTTGAATTGATTTACCATTTAGAACCCCAGACCGGGAGCAAAAGTTTTAAACTGGCTTCTTGTATCATCTGAGAAGCCGGGGACTGGAGTGCCAATCTTATCTAAGTTGATCTGTTGCCCTGGGGGTGCTTGACCAAAGATTTTCTGGTTAAGGAAGTCACTAAACGACATTGCTGTGGGTGCATCCTGAGCGAAAAATTGCTCTCTTAGGTCAACATTAGGTTGGAAGAACTCTGTTGCTACACCATACTGGCTACGAGCCTTAGCCCGTGCAAGGTTTTCTAATTGTGCTGCTGCATCCCTGCCTGATGGGTTAAGAAATCCTCGCTGTAATTCAGTAAGGCTATCGAACCCTGACCCAGTAGGATTAAGTCCACTCCCAAGTCTAACCGCTTGGTCGAATAGGTCAGATGCGCTTCGGTTTGCCGCCTGACCATACAAAGGCTCACGGGCTGTAAAGTCAGCAAAAGACCCGGCTTGCCCAGCGGAGAGAGGGTTAAGGGCTAGGTCAGCAAGGAACCTTGCTTGGGTTGGTGCATATCTCTCTAATCGCGCCCTACCAGCGACACCTGAAGTACCTGCACCACGCCGCCCAAGTCCTGATAAGAACTGTTGAAACTGATACGTTGGGTCATCTGGTGCAACGAGGGGGGCATTTGGGCCGAAAGTTGTTTCTACCTGCTCAGGCGGAACAAACTCTCTGGTGGTATCACCAGTAGATGTTGCAGTGATAGCAGTATTATCAGCAGGGAGACTCGTAACACCAAGAGCCTCAAAGTGCTGCCTAGCAGCGACAGTACCCATCCGTTCAACAGGGAGCATAAGAGGTAGCACAGCCCTGCGAGCATTTTCCTGGCTATCTGCATTCACTGGGACATAGCGTGAAAATTCGTCACCAGTATCAATTACTTCTACGAACCACAGTGAATTCCCAAACCTATCAATAGCCATAGTTCAGTCCTTTATACGTTCGGTTCTAACCCTGCTGCTTCCGCAGCGTTTCTAGGGGCGGTCGTGTTATATCCAGCGTCAGGAGAGGGAGCAGCACTCACGCCCTGCGTACCGGCTTGCGCTAATAATCTGGGGTCTGCACCAACTGTAGCAAGGTCTGCCGTACCTTGTACGCCAACATTATCAGGTTGCGGTGTCTGCTGACCAGACATTGCCGCTGCTGGATCGAGGTTGACTGCCTGTTGGAACTGGAACTCTAACGCAAGAGCCTCCATTTCCTCACGGTCAATCTCTCTCTGGATATCTTGTTCGAGAAGTTGGATAACTTCTTCAGGTTCGCCAGAAAGTTTTGCCGAATGCCACTGAGTAAGCAATTCGTACTTCCTGCTTGATGCACGAGTTCGCGCACCGGACATACGACGTTTCTCAAGGTCGTAATCCTGAACCTTGGCAATCTTGGTGGCTGCGTATTGCTTGGATACAAGTGCCGTGCCAGTTGAGGGATCAACTTGAGAGGCCACTTGAGCCGCCTGCCACAAAGCGAAATCGTCCTGTGGCTGTGACTGCCTGAGTTCCACAGATAAAAGATTATGCCCTTTTATGTCATCAGGGGCAATTACCTTGTTAAAGGGTTGGTCAGTATGGGTTTTACCACGAACCTGAATATCTTTATATCGGCCTGATTCGTACTGTTTGCCCAGGTTATCAAGGATGCCTGCAAGCAAAGACTCTACAGCTTTAAGATACGGAGCAACCACTTCAGTATCGGCCTGGCTAAGGATTTGAAGTGCCGCACCAGAAACCGGGGACGTAAGTCTTCCCAGCGCAGGGTCAGAAAGACCGGCATTAGATTCGTCAAGCCTCAATTCCCCTTCTAGTTGACCTGCATCTGCTGTCAGTTGAGATAGTGGAAGAAGCCCAATGTCTTCATTGTTGTCAGTTGATAGCCCTACTTCAGACCCGGACTTGAAAGCGTCTTGATCCAGTTCTTTAGTTCCATCACGAGATTTTACGATTAGCGTTCCCTGGACAGCCTTTGACGTAAGTGCCATTCGGTAAGAAGCTAGTCGGTTTACCTGTGGTATTACGTGGCGAAGGGCGGCAAAGATACTGTCTCCAACGTCCTCAATACCTGGAATTTCACGAGTTCCGTCAATCGTGTCCTTGAGGCTGTAATTCATTACGCCGGGGTTATTGCCGATCAGGCGTATAACAACTGGGAAATTTACAGCAAACGTATCTGTAGGCTTCTTTGCGTACTTGTTATCGACAATAACGCAGTTCATGCGTTTGTCGTTTTGCGTCCAGTAGTAATCAACAACACGGGCCAGTTCATCTTCGTCGTCTTCGTAGCTTTGAGGTGAGTCTTCCAGGTCAAATACAAATTTAGGGTATTCCTCGCGAATATCCTGCCGTGACCTCTGGGTAATAATTGCAGCCCATAAGGGTTCGCCCCGGCCTTTTTCAAACACCAGGTTGCGTGGGTCAATAGGGACAATATCGGGGAGTGTTTCGCCCTGAGCGTCTTTTATCAGGACTGATCGAGTGCCGATCCAGCCTCCACGAACAACAGCATTCCACGCATTTTCGCCCTGTACGGTGGAGTTCATGCCGCTTGATTGCAGGCGTTCGTCTGCCATTTCGAGAATACCGACACACCAACGCTCGTATGCGTTGTTCTTGTCCCTGAACTCCTCGTTATCGGCGTCATCTATAACGCGGATAATTCTTTCTGCGTATCCCACGCCGTTAGAGACTTTGCGTGCGAGGACCTTTGCAAAGTTGGTAGTTATGGCATCTTTTTGCTGGATGCCTTCTGTCGCAAGAGGCACGAACGGGGTGTTCTTCCAGCCCCAGTCGTAATCGCTATCCATGAAAGCTGTTCGCTTCTGGAAGACCTGTTCTTTACGATCAATCTTATTGAGAATGCGCTCAATAGAGCGTTGATCTTTCTTAGATGCCATTACCTATTGTTTCCCATGCGGCGAAGACGTTCTTCTCTTGTGATTACATTGATTTTTTTGGCTTGATTGTAGGCTTCTTTACGCATTTGCCACGCTAATCCGACAGCCATTGGGTAATCGTCGTGAGTTCCAACTATGCCTTCAATTCGTCCGTCTTTATCAGGATTTCTGATTACCGAGGAGAATTGGTTCAGCCCTGTTTTGCTTGGAACAGTAATCAGCCTGTCACGAACAGATTCAATCAATTCGCCCCACAGAATCGTTCTTGTCCGAGCATCTGTGCGCCAGCCGAACTTACCAGACGGCTTACCCTGCGCGTTTCTTCGTTCGTACATGCGCGGATATTTAAGTGACTGCGCTTTTTTAAGCGTCAACTCGCCCCAGTCGTTGTCTTCGATGGCCCAGATCGGGTACTTGTAATCTTCTAACAGATTGACCGATTCCATCGCAAAATGCTCTGGGGCAATCGTGTTCGAGTAGACATCGGCAACAACGTATCCGGTTTCGACATCAATAATAGCAGTAACGGAATAATCTGCGCCAGTTCCGTGTGCCGTGTCGCTGCCTGCGGCGTACCGTTTGCCCACTACGTGTTTCTGGTAGATATTTGCCACGCCATTTCGCGTTTCTACCGGCAGCTTGGTATCGAGTTGCATTGATTCGATGGCATCAACATCAAAAGCTGCCATAACCCTTGACGGGCGCAAGGCTTCGTCTGCTGTTTCCGGGTGTTCCTGCTCCATGTAGAGTTCAGGAGACATGCCGTCAGTAACGGGGGCTTCTTTTTGCACTCGGTCGTACCATGCCTGGTCCCGATCTGGCCTGGACCTCCACCCGTTGAAGATGCTTTTGAATCCATTTCCAGGGGCGCGCCGGTGGATTTCCTTGAACAGGGTTCCAGCCTTCTTTTTATTGACCGTGGAACACTGGATGAGTTGTCCCCCCTGGTCAATAGTTGGCTTGATTGCGGCGTAGTTGAGATCAAGGTTATCGTGGAAATCGGCCTCATCTTGAATAACGAGTGTTGCTGTCTGTCCACGACCGGCTTTCTCTGTAGATGGGAGTGCGGTGATCTGCGACTTCATGGAAGGAAATTCCATGGTCGTGTCGTTATCCCTGCCCAGCCCTACTTTCAGGTGTTGCGGGAGATTTTCGTAAACGATCCTTGCTTTATTCAGGAAGGCCACGGATTCGAGTTGTCCCTGGGAGAACGCCAGTACGTTTGCGCCCTCTTTATACATGGCAGTCCAGAGGGCATAAGATGCAAGTATCCATGAAAACCCGAGTTGCCTGGACTTAAGGACGTTTATGAGTCGTTCCCTGTCAAGTTGCTCGCAGAACTCGACCAGGTACTCCCATTTTTCAAACTTGATAATGCCGCCACGGGACGTTGCTATTGGTGGTTCGAGGATTTGCACAAAATCGAGGAAGTCCTGAAAAGATCTTGATGTCAGGGCGAGTTCGATGTCCTGAATGGTGACAGTTTTAGTTGTCATGTGGCTTCTCGGTGTAATTCAAGCACCTTGACATCTTTTTTTGCTGAAAGTTGTTGATACGTGGCGCGAAGTTGCTCAAGTGAGAACTCCTGTAGTTCCGATACGTCGTGAGTTGCGTAGGTTTCCACTTGATCCACGAACATCCTGAGTGATTTGCCCAGAAGTTCGAGTGCCCTGATCCTGTCGCTGTCTTTCTCCGCTTCTTCGGCCATGTCATACAGGCCCTTAAGGACGTATAGCCGGTCGATCTTTTCCTCAGCGTCCCTGAGTGCTTCCAGTCGTTGCACTTCGGCAACAACGCCCGGTCTTTTCATCAGGCGCGAACCCTGAACGTCTGCGCTGCCAGGGGCGTAACCCGCTGCGATTGCAGCAAGACGCTGCTTGCCCGTCCTCACGTATTCGCGAGCAAACAACTTTCGGCGCATCGAGCCAAAATCAAGTTTCGTGCGGTCGGTGTCCGCTTTTCTGGTCAAATTTGCTCTTCTTCCTCTAGCTTTGCGTCATCGGGGAGTTCGGGGTGGGAGCCGGTCGATCAGATCGAGTTTGTGCCGCCGAATTTCGTCGTGCAGGTCTTGGGGAACACGAGAGCCGGGTCGCAGTTCCAGGTGCTCGCCGTTGGTGCTCATGGTTACGCCAAGTTCATCGAGGCGGCGAATTAGTGTGTCGATGATCCACGCTTTGTGAACTGTTTCTACCAGGCATTCACCACAAATAGCCGAGTTTGCGCCGTCAATAGGAAACATCAGGTGTGGCTGGGAACTATCACCACAGAAATAACAATTTACAAGTTGCATGTCACAAGTTCCGTCAGATGCTTCCGTCGTATTTACCCCGCAAAAGAGTAACACCGAGGGTTGACGCAACAATATCACATGGTTTACGGTTGCCCGTGTAGACATTTGAAGAGATGAAAGATCTATTTGTTACCCGCCGGGAAGCAGTCATATGGTCTTTCGACTCAATATGTCTACAACTGCCAACGGCGGGTATTTTTTGTCTAAACTGCTTACGGAACGGGAAGAAGCTAGTTTGTATCTGTTCAGAAATGAACGTTACAACGAGTGGAATTACCGTTGCAACAAGTGCGGAGTTCGACTGAAAGTACTAACCAACTTGGACAAACACTGGCGTCGTCACCACCCCGAGTGGATCGGTTTCAGTAAAGCAGGCGGCAATGCTCACAAACCGCAGGGTAGTCTCAGGGAGTCCGACGGGTTCCTGTAGAGGCATAGCACTAACAAAAACGAAGACGCAGCAGCAGGTTGGTACTCGAACAAGAGCCAATTACCATGCTCCTCCAGTGCAGAGGTAATGCGCAGAACCAACGAAAGTTGGGGACATCCACAAAAACGTGGGAACCTATTTAAGGGAGGGTAGAACTCGGAAGCCGCTCAGGCTTCCTATCCTCCAGAAGCATCTGTAACAACGTGAAAGATGCACGAACACAGTAACTCCCTGGTTTCCAGCCACTCAGCTACCAGTCGCTCAGACACATGAGCTATTCACACCGTAGCCCCTAAAGCGTAGGTGTTAATAGCACGACCAGGTAAACCAAGTAACAAGATAACCAAGGTTAACCAGTTAACCAAGTTAACCAGTAGAGCAAAAGTTTTCTTTTTTTTACAAAAGTAATCCACTATTCACAACCACAGGTTTACTTGTGAATAGCGTGTGAATAGTCGTAAAACTCCTACTCTCGAACGGTAGGAACCGCCCGAGTCGTAAGGCAACCTCCTCAGTTCAACACAGGCACTTCAGCAAGCAAGCAACAGAAACCAGAAGCAGAAGCAAGAAACTGGAAAACTGTCAGCGGATTTATAGGGCAGCAAACAGAAACAGAATGCCTGGGGGCAAACGTGGAAACAGAAACAGGAAACTCCAAAGTTGCTGTGTGATATTTGTGGGTTCACCACCACACAACACAACAATCAACACAAGACATACCGCCCCCCATCAACCAAACACCAACCATCACCAACAACCACAAACACCACCATTACCACCACCACTACCCATCACTGCCACCAACACCCAACACACCAACCAAGCACACCAAGCCAGCCCACCACGCCCACCAAGCCAAGCCTCGCGCCCGCCCGTCCTGCTAGTCGCCCGCCCGCCTGGGTGTTCCTTCTGGCGGCACTTTGGGCAACATCGCCAGCCAGCCAGCCAGAGTGCCAGCCAGGCCAGCCGGTAGGCCAGCCAGCTAGCCGCCACGGTAGCCGGTAGCCGGTAGCCGGTAG